ATTTTGATAAAAATCGACATTACCAACAAATCCCGTATTTTCAGAATAAACTACTAAAGATAAACGCGGTTTAAAATTCTTTAAAAGATAATCGATTAAAGTATCAATAGGTTGAGCTGTATCATTACTTAAATCAGGATTAGTTGTACTCGCAGAATTTGCAGAAAAAGGTGATGAATTTTGTTGAGATTGATTGATGTTTGATTGAGGTGCAATAGATTGAGTAGAAACAGCGGGTACTGCGGGAATGGAAGAAATTGGAGAAGATACAGTAGGCGCATGAAAACCACCAGAAAAAAAACGCCAAGCAAGGAACCCGACAAGAGCGAAAGCGAGAAAACCAATTTTTAAATAAATAGATTCTGATGATTGAACACCTTTTTTAGCCATACTTTCCTCTATCTCATGACCGGTTAAAATGGACGGTAAATCGCGCAAAAATTGTATTTTTGCATTTAAACGATCAATAAAAACACGACGAGTTAAATAATTAGCAGGGATATAACTATAAGTTGCACGCATATCGAGCAACGTGCCACAAATAGGCTCAAGACCATTTAAAAACTTTTGATTAGTATCATATCCGCTATAAAAATCTTTGCCCGTATAAGACCATGTCTCAACTGGCTGGGTTTGTAAACTCATACCGTAAAAAACATGGTAACGATGAACGCGCGGCAATTTACCAGATAAACCAAAGAATTTAAGAAGTGAAGATAGATAAGGTATTTTTTGACGGTCTAAACGTGATGCCTGAACAAGATAATCGCAGAGCGTGGTTCTCACTTGGGAATCTATCATCTCAAAATCTTGAGCAAGTAAAATTAAATCCCAATGATCTTTGCGACTTAAAAAAAGCCAATTCAATAACTCAAGCCGTTTTTTATCATTCCAGTTTCGCGCATTAAGCCAAGTGCCAAGCTCATCAAGCACAAGTAAACCATTCATATCCTCGCCTTTGTACTTTGGATCGTAAGCAGGAGGTAAAAGCTGGAAATCTTCAAGGCGTGGATGATCTGGCAAACGATAAGCAATCGTTGAATTATCTTCAGGTAAAAACTTTTCAAGATATAAATTTAAATTAGTGGCGACGGGTCGCCCACGCTCCATGTATTCTTTAATCTTACCAACAGCACAAAGGCTCTTGCCCTCCCCTCGTACACCTTGAATAATCCAGCCTGGCATATTAATTAGAAATAGAAGCGCGAAATTTAAACTTATAAACGCTTAAATACAATTTAGTCACAAAACGTAATATGACAGAAGAAAAAATCGCCAAAATACAAGCGTTAACATTATCGGGCATAACCCAACCCCAAACACCGGAGACAATATCAGGAACGGTTTGAGCAATACCATTAACAAGTGCAGAATAAGTAGAAACGTAAGCATAAATTGAAGCAACAAAAAGAGAAATAAAAGACAATGTAATTGCTATTTTAAAAGCAGCATGAAAAAAAGTCTTACCAAACAAGCTAACCAAAAATGATGTTAGATATCCAAATAAAACAGCCATCTAAATCTCACTTCTAAAAATTACTAAAAAACATGACCAACCGGTTAAAACCGCGAAAACCCAACCTAAAACAGTGCGCAAAGGTTGAAGTTTATCACAGGGTGCTAAATCCATTGGACGACCAAAAATAACGACATGAACTTCATAATTACAAGTTGATTCAGGCAACTTAGGAAGATAATCAGAAGGATTAAATTTAAAAGGATTTACAGTTTCTAAAAATGGCTTATATAAATCAGTATCAGGAGTAATAGGCGGCATAGTTGGCATAACAGCCGGTGAATCGTTTAAAATTCTTGAAGCTATTTGACCATAATCAATAGCTTGAGATTGTGCTTGAGTTGCTGGGGAATATGTAGCAAGCGGAGATCCAGAAGCAGTATCAACAGAAACACCTGATGTAATGGTTGATGTAGAAATAACACCACCAGAGGGATTTTTGTTTGTTGTTGTAACCGTTTGTGTTGCTGTCACTGTATCACCGTTAACCACAGGCGTAGTGGTTGTAGTTGTTGTACTGGATGATCCGTCAGAATTCGAGATAGTAGAAGATACAGGAGAAACAGAATCAACAGTTAAAGTCGGGGCATTAACAGCAGGCGTTGAACCATTAGAAACCATATCTTTTAAAACATTAGCAGGATTAGGAGCTGGAGTATTAGTAAGAGATTTTAAAGCATGAGCATCGGTTGCTGGAGAAGACGGAGGTAAAGTAGTCGGAAAAGGTTCGTAAACCGCATAATAACACTGAAGTTGAGATGGTTCATTCCAGATATAAGTACCACAAAAAGAACTGCCAAGGGTTGAAGCATTAGGAGGAACAGAATTATTACAAGCAGAAGTATCCCTTTCTGATTTGACTGTAACTGTAATAGATGTCGTAAGAATATAATAAGGTGGATAACGATTAGCAGAAGTAGGAGCGTAAGAAGTACCACTCGTATTATTACAATTTCCCGACGACCCAGCTGGCAAAAGAGCCGGATTAGTCATTAAATTACCGTTTTCATCTTTGGATAAACTAGCATTTTTATAATAATCATAAAGGCCTGTTCCAACAACAACACCGACGCCCAAATAAGGATTTTTTGCGATTGCTAAAGCAGTAGCGGCTAATTCAGCTTTGGGAATGTTGCCAACCATATTAATCCCAAGTTTAACGCCATTAGATAAAGGCACATACATTTTTGAAACAATCGCAGCAGATCCGGTATAAGCTGAACTCGCCATTGCACCAACCGACGAGCTTAAAGCGGTTGCAGAATTCGCAACAGCAGGATAAACACGCGAAAAAAGATCAGCGGACGCTTGACCAATGGGAGTAAAAGCGGTTTTTATAATTGTAGCATTGCCAGAAGCAGAAACGGATGCTGTTGGAACATAACCAACGGGCGCTGTAGCAGAAAAAACACGAACAGGAATAAACAATAAAATAATAAAAAATCGTAAAAAATTTATCATAAAATTTTGTTATTTTAGAAAGAGAAGGGAAAAAACGTTAATTCCCCTTCTCTATTTGAAATTAATTAAACTGCTTTACCAGCGGCTTTTTTGAACAAGCCAAGAATGATAAAGGCAACAGTTACAGCAATCGCAACAGGCCAGACTAAATCAATCAGAGCCAACGCGTCAGATTGCAAAGTTGAAAAACCAGTCGCAACACCCGGATTCAAAGCCGCATTAGCTGATGAAGACAAAAAAAGAAAACTAGATAAAGAAGCTAAAAACAAAGATAAATATTTCATAAATTACCTCATAATTAAAATTAACGAGCTATAAAACCCGCCGCGCGAAGAAAAACGCGCAATAAATAGCTAGAAATGATTCCCAGACCAAAAGCCGAAAGAAAAACCCCAACCAACGCACCGACATCTGAATCGTTCATAATTTAAGACCAGAAATAAAGCCTAAACAAAAAGTAAAAACCAAAAATCCAGCTTCTAAAATTAAAGAAACGTCAGACATGGAATAAGAAACGAAATAAGGATTTAAAGGCATTAGAGCAAACAACCAGCAAAAAAACCAAAACCAAAAGAAACCACCAAAAATCCCGCTTCGAGAATAAAGACAACTGATCCAATATTTAAAGGAATGGACATAATAAAAACCCAAAAAATCAAAATGTTATCGCGTGATTTAGTATAAATATCAATTTATAAAAATACGCATTTTGCGCGTTTTTTGCTCCGCGACCGTGAAACGCTCGCGTCACAAAAAACACTTAAATCGAATTTGTAAAAATAAAAAATTAAACAAAATAAACTTAATAACAGCTGGATTTATTTTGTTTTATCATGCCCCAAATTTCTTAGATAAATCATTAGAACTAGGTTTTAAAGAACTAGCAGGGAGTAAAATTGGATCCCCTTGTTCTAAAACTAAAAAACTCAGGCCTTGGTCAGTGTTGCCAACACGGCAAGGCAACATAGCAGTCTGACCAATCAATTCTTCAAATTGTTTAACACGAGCCGCATCTGCACGAGTAAGATTCATTTTTAATACGCGGGGTTCAGTTTCTCTACAAACTAAACGCACACGTAATTTGCCATCGTTATCAACATCGTTTTCAATTCCTAAAACTTCATATTTGTTGTAAGCCATGATTTACATATCCTCGAAATTAATTAATTATCAAAAATTTACTACTTTCTTATTTTCTTCATAAACGTATTTTGGTGGTGGTGGAACGTACCAATCGGGAAATTGCGCACCGAAATCAACTTCAATAAAACGAACAAACGGAATGATCTTTGCGCCGTTATCAAGTCCATTCATGTTTTGAAGTGCGGCACGTGAAACGCCACACTCACAAATCATTTTTAAATGACGGTTAAAAGTACGAATACACATAGAACCACGTGTAATTTCAAAACCATCGCGTCGAATATCTCGATAAGTACGAAAAGAAGAATCAGCCGCAGAAGTTGAAGATTTACCCGTTTTTAAAGAAAATTTAGTAAATTTAGCCCTAAGAGCTTTTTGTATTTCATCATCATTTATGGTTTTCATTGATTGCCCCTTTAAAGCTTTAAATAGATCAGACGTAGCAAGACGCCAATAATTCTGTAAATAAGTAGGTGAAAATGAATCGGTTTTATATATATCTTTTAAATTTGTTGTAATACCCAATCGCTCAAAATAACGATGATAAAGCGAAACTTCCCAACGAATCATTCCAGCCGAAAAATCCAAAAGCTCATTGGTATAGACTCCTGCTAATTCTTCAGCGTTCGATTTTTTAGCGTTCTTTTTAACAGTTTCTATCACTTCAGCGGCTTTGTGATAAACCTTGATCTTTTTTAATCGGCTATTTTTTTTGCCGAAATAAGCGGTTCCATCGTATCCCGTCCGCGATTTTGTGTGTCCATAGGAAACATTCTGCAATGCGTTAATAAAAGCTCGCGCTTCGTTATTGTCTTTTGCTCTCGATGCAAAGGTAATATCAATCTGAACTAGTGACCAAGACGCATGATCAAGTAATGCGAAAAGCTCAGGATAAGTATCAGATAACAAATTTAACATCGACATTGAACAATCATAGAAATCTGAAGAACCATAAACATTATGCCCTTGCATGATCTTGGCTGGACTTGCTTTAATCTCAATGTAAAAACAATCAAGCGCATCAAAACGATGATCAAAAACTTTAAAAGCCATTCCTTCAAAATGACTGGGTATGCGCTCCCATGGATGACGAACCGCCATTTCTTCCCCGTCTTTATCAATGAATTTTTCAAGCGGGATGCCTAAAGTTTCCAATCTGAACATTGGGTACTCTAATTCACCCAGTTTATGCGGGTTAGCTTGCTTAGAAAAATTACAGCGTAAAACTAGCATATCAATCATAAAAACGTCTATTTCTTAGAAAATTAGAAACAAGAATTAGGCTAGATATTATAAAATAAGTTCTAAGAAGTAAAGGGTTGATAAATTGTGTTTATAATTACTTATAAACACAATTTAATTGAAAATAATAAAAAGGTGAAAAATGCCAAGCAAACACATTGACGATGAAACATGGCGAAAAATAGAAAAAAAGACAGTGGAAGAAATTGTAAAGACACAAAAACACATCAAAGAAACTGATATGCTCAAAAGGTTGGTTTTAATAGGCTTAAAACACTTTAACGATGAAGTTGAATTTGAAAAAAAATGGTGAAACAAGACACCATGTCCCGAAAGTCCACTGGTTATAGATAGTGGACTTTTAAGTCCTCAACAATGCGGCTTTAACGTCGCATAATGGGCATTATATAAAAAAGCCGTTGTGTGGTTAGATTCTACACAACGGCTTTTATACATAATGCACAGTTACATTATGCGAAGTTTATATAGTGTGATTTTTTTTTAAAAATGTGAAGTAGATCACACTTTTTTTAATGTCTAAAATGCAATTATTGCGTCAAATTAAAGCGGTAAAGCCTTGGCAACTTGATTTGTATTCTCAACAAGCGGCCAAGCCGTCAAAATGTAGGCTTTATTCTTATATACTAAGTCTGCCCCGTAATCTCGATGAATCAAAGCAACGCCGAGCTGGTGCAACAAAGAAATAGAATAAGATTCAACAAGCACATTATTTTGATAAAAATCGACATTACCAACAAATCCCGTATTTTCAGAATAAACTACTAAAGATAAACGCGGTTTAAAATTCTTTAAAAGATAATCGATTAAAGTATCAATAGGTTGAGCTGTATCATTA